CATACAGCTACGGTTTAGACCCGTAGGTTGAAAGACATGTGGGTTCGATGCCCATCGCTCTCACTAAAAGATGGTTACAGCAAAATCCTTTGGATAAAACTTTGTACTCAAAATACGAATAAGCGGTTCAATTCCGCAAATATGCCATCTTGTATTTACCCTTGTAGCCCAATTGGCAGAGGCAATGGTCTAAGAAGCCATCCAGTATCGGTTCGAATCCGATTGGGGGTACTTTAAATAACTAGTCGAATATTTGTTTATTCGACTTTTTTTTCATACCTTTGTAAAAACTAAATAATATGTACTACATTATCCAAGAAAACCTTTTCAGAGAAGAAGGTCACGCTAAACTAATCAATTGTTTAGAAAGATTTAATATACCATACGAACTGGTGAATGTTAGACCATTCATAGAAGAAGTTGAGTTTGTAACTGACAGAAAAGATGTATTTGTTTTCGGTTCATTAAAATTAGCTAGATTATCTAAGAATTATGGTTGGAAACCTGGTGCTTTAATCACCGAAAACCATGATTATGAAGTATATTCTAAACATTATAAAGAGCATTTATTAAATTTCGATTCAAGGGTAGTTCCATTTGGTTCCGATTTTGAATGGCAATTTGAACAACAATTTATTAGACCATGTTTAGATAGCAAAAGCTTTACTGGTAAGGTATTTGAAAAAGAAGAATGGGATAAATTCAAAGCTAGAATGCTTGATAATCCTAATGATACAACACTAAGGGTAGATTCAATGATTCAAGTGGCTAGACCTAAAAGACTAACACAAGAAGTAAGGTGTTGGGTTGTGAATGGTAAAATTGTGACTCAAAGTACATATAGAAGAGGTAGTTTTTTGGTTTATGATAATGTGGTTGATAGGGATTGTTTATGGTTTGCAAGAAACATGCTTGATATCTATCAATTGGCTGAAACCTTTGTTATTGATGTTTGTTTATGTGAAAACGAATGGAAAATAATTGAATGTGGTAGTACATCATGTGCTGGTTTCTATGATGCTGATATGCAAAAGTTAGTAATGGCTTTAGAACAAATGTATGGGAGTAACTAAAATAGTAAACTTAAATAAAGAAGGCTACGATATCTACATTGGTAGAGGTAGCAAATGGGGTTGTCCATTTACTTGCATCAAGGATAAGGAAACACTAGCTGATGAAATTGTTGGTTCAAGGGAAGAAGCTTTATCCAAATACCGAGAATATGTAATGAATTCTCCAGAACTGATGGATGCATTGGATGAATTGGATGGTAAGGTTTTGGGGTGTTTTTGTAAACCAAAAGATTGTCATGGGGATATCTTAATTGAGTTGTTAACAAAAAAGAAAATCAAAGCATTTTTTAATAAAAAGTGATATTTATTAGTATGAAACCATTTATCAAAACATTATTAAGGGAAAACCTAGTGGGAAAAGAAGTATCAACAAGATATCTTTCTCAATTACTGAACCATGTAAATAATAAATTAGCTATTAAGTTTATTAATGGTTGGATTAAACGAGGTAAAGGTGATATGGTAACATTATCGGCTAAAGAAGCTAATATGTTAACTCTAATACAACAAGGTGGTCCAAACCCATCTGATTTTCATCCAAGAAATTAATATGAAAAATCTAATTAAAAAATTATTAAAAGAAGCTTTAGGTGACAAGATTACTTATCAAGTTGAACACTTAGATAGCTATGGTGGTCAGAGTAATTATGAATTAGGTATGTATATCAATGGAAACATTGTTGGTTTAGTCCAATATGTTTTGTTTGAGGGTAAATTAACTGTTAGTAATATTATTGTATTACCAGAAATGAGAAGAAAGGGTGTTGGTTCTAGAATGATGCAATATCTAAAACAATATCATCCAGAGTATACTTATAAACCATCAATGCAAACACAAGATGGGGCTGCTTTTAAACATAAACCAATTGATGATTTGAATTCTATTGATGAAGATATTTTGAATGAAGTTGGTGAATTGAAAAATCCGTATTTAACCAATGGTGAATTTAAATTTAATAATGTATATTATGGTTATGTAACCACTTTTAAAGATGAGTTTGATAATCTAGTCGAGTTAACATTTGTTCGCATTCAAAATTCGGAAAACTTAACCAATGCATTTGAAGTAGTTTTTACTCTTGGTAATGAAGAAAAAGAGATAAGAGATACATCAATACAAGCGTTTAAAAGTACATACAATCATTATATGCGAATCATTTCAACAGTAAGTGAAGCATTCTCACAATTTTTATCACAATATAAACCTAATATTGTTAAAATGGGCGGTGATGATAAAATAGGTATGTTTGGTCAGAAGTTTAAGATTTATTCTAGAATTGTTCAAAAGAATAAATCTAAGATTAAAGCTTTAGGTTATGATTTTAAAACGGTGGGTAATAACATAATATTAACAAAACAACCCAAACCTATCGAAGAAAACGCAGTGTCAAATAAAAAACAATATTTGGGTCAATGTGATTTACTTAGACGTAAATGTGATGATAATGAAGCTTACTGGCATGATATGATGAAGAATAAAAAGAAGATTTCATTCAATACATTTATCAAAAATGTCGATATGACAGCAATGTTAGAAGATGATGAAACACCTAAAATTTGGATTAAGGAAGCTCTTATGAGTGATTCAGAAACAGCTAGTTATGTGTCAAATTGGGGTGATAAAGAATGTATGTTTATACAGACTGCTGGGTTTGAATTCATATTTATTTAAAAATAATTGAAAATAAATTTGGTAGTGTCAAAAATTATACATACCTTTGTAATATAAATTTAAAACAATAAAAAATGTTTGGACTTTTAGGTGATATAATTAAAGGTGTCGGTACCGTAATTGGTGTAGCTGTTGGTAGTGTGGTAGGAATATCTTCTATCGTAATAGCAACGACATTAGGAATAACCTTAGCAATGGTTGAAGAAGCATTAGAAGCTGGGTGTAGTACATATGAAGAAATCAAGGAATTCCATAATTTATAAAAAAAAAATAAAAATAATTACAAAAACACTTGCTTTTTACAAAAATAGTTAGTACCTTTGTAAAACAATTTGAAACTTTTGACGAATTGAATATATTTATTAAAATATGAAAAGAATATTATTATTAACATACGTAACACTTTTACTTGCATCATGTTCTTATAGAGCAGTTGTAAACAAAGCACCAAGGATGGCCGTAAACAAAGGCGATGTTGAAGTGAACAGAGGTGGAGACATAATCGTGATTAAAGATGCTAACTTGAAAAAAGTACCAGGTGCTCTTAAAAAAGGTGACAATGTAATAGTAAAAGGAAAAACAATTAAAATAAGCAAAAAGTAAAAAACAACAATTAAAAAAATAAACACAATGAGAACATTAACTAACATATTTGATTTTGCAGCGTTTGCATTTTTTGCCGAGGAGGATGATTGTTGCCTAGGGAGGTCTTGTTTTGTCATAAGTTAACGTAACTCGTATAACAGAAATTGATAAGAAAGCCTTCCGTAAAAAAGAAGGCTTTTTTCGTTTATATATGCTGCCTAAGCTAATCTGGTGAAAGCATTGGACTGAAAATCCAAAGAGGTTGGTTCGAAACCAACAGGTAGCACAAAAATATGCTCGATTCGTCTATCGGTTAGGACGACAGCTTTTCAAGCTGTAAAGAAGGGTTCAACTCCCTTATCGAGTACAAAATGACCCTATGGACAAATTGGTTAAGTCGCAACCCTTTCAAGGTTGAGATTGCGAGTTCGAATCTCGTTGGGGTTACTAAATGTTCCTATCGAATAGTGGTTAGTTCGTTTGGTTTTCAACCAAAAAACAGGGGTTCAATTCCCCTTAGGAATACAACGTGAGTGCTAGCTAAGTGTCTCTCATAAAGGTAAAAATGGACGTAGCTGACTAATAGGAATAGACTATTAAATGGAGTAGAGGTGTTGTTGGTAACATATCTGACTGTCACTCAGATGATTGTGGGTTCGACCCCCATGTGCTCCGCAAAGTATGGTAGCCAAGCAGTAGGCATACATAAGAGTTTCCAAATTATTGGTTACGTACTTGGTCTGTACTTAAATGGTCCTATGAGCCTCATGGTGTAGGAACTAGCCTGTCACGCTAGTAAAACAACGGTTCAATTCCGTTTGGGACCGCACATGTTAAACAATCGATGAATTTGGCGATTGTGGATGCTAAAAGCTATTAAGAGGTTCGAATCTTGAGAATGGTTACCAAATTCATCTGGGGTCGTAGCTCAACTGGCTGAGCGTTACCTTTGCAAGGTAAAGGATGTGGGTTCAAATCCCATCGGCTCCACAATAACAAATACAAAAGTTCCCGAAATGGAAAGTAGGGGCTGGGTGAAGCGGAGTTCGATGCTCTAAACAAATCAGTTCGAATCTGGTTTGTGTTTGGCTACAATAAACCAGTTTTGTTATTATTTGGTCCATAGGTCAAACGGTTAAGATATCTGCCTGTCACGCAGTATGGAGCGAGTTCAACTCTCGTATGGACCGCCAAGTTATCTGGCAATATCTGGTAACAGATTAATAGGTAACAAATTGAAAATCAGATATTGTTTAGAGTTATCTGGCAACATCTGGCAATTGGGATATAGTTTAATTGGTTAGAACGCCACCTAGACGGGTGGAAACGTGGAGTTCGAAACTCCCTATCTCAACTATAAAAATAATATGGAGGGAACAGCAATGCTAAAAGCGAGAAACTAACAAAACAAGAACGTATTGAATTACGTAAAAAAGAAATTGGAACCAAATTAGATAGAAAATTGGAAAAGTATTCTAATAGTTTCAATGAAATATTCAATTTCTTTTTAAAATCATATAGAAAAGGTATACTAACATTCTGTGGTGTTAATGTTGAAGTACAATTCGACATAAATGGATTTGAAGGTAAGAATACATTTAGAAAATATGATAATGGACAATATCAACAAGGAAAACCAATAATATCAAGACACTCTAATATAGTCAAGGGTGTTATCGTTGGAAAAAAGAGCTGGGGACTATGGGTGAATCAATGGTCAGATGGAATTGTAGAGGGTACATTCAGAAAGAAGGATATATTACAAGACTTTGAAGATTTAGGGATAGTGATACCAGATTCATTGATGCAAGATTTTGAGAATAGGATTTATAATAAGATAAAAAAGAAAATTGGGGGCACATGTACCAAGGCTGGCGATTGACATTTGCAATGTCGATGGGAGATTTCGATTATCTCTGTTTCCACAAAAATGCATAATAACATTTGATTGTTATTATGCATTTTTTGTGTTATAATACTTGAATAACCCAAAATAAAATAGTATATTTGTATATGAAAAGAAAAATTTTACAAAAAATAGCGGATTCAATCCTTCTTGGATTGGAAAAAAGTAATTCTCATCAAATGGTGGAATTCTACGTGGAACTAGGGATGTGGTATGATACGATGGTTGATTTTTACTTCGATATTGAATTGGAATAAAAATATTTTGAAAATAATTGAAAATAAATTTGGTAGTGTCAAAAATTATACATACCTTTGTAATCTCAATTAACAATGACGAAATTTAAAAGGAAAAATAAATAAAAAATAATTGAAAATAAATTTGGAAATGTCATTTTTTATTTATACCTTTGTAATCTCGAAAGTAATTTAAACAATTTTAAAAACAATTAAAAACTAAAAAACATGAACAAATTTTCAAGCATGTTGTCAGCATCTGACAAATCAATCAAAGAAGCAAGAGCTAAAGCATTAGGTGAAGAAACACAATTAGAAGTTGATGCTTTCATCACTAACTTACGTAGAGAAAAAGGTAAGTTAAACAACAAGATTAACGATTTGACTGACTTAGCTCCAGACAATACTTATTCTCTTCGCCCAGGTACCAAAGGTTTTGATGCAGCTAAATGGATGGCTGAATTACACCAAACTCGTATGGACATCGCTTTGAAAGAAATCGAAATCACTGAAGCTGAAGCAATTCACGCTGAATGGTTTGGAAATGAAGCTGAAGCAGAAGCTGCACCAGCTAAAGCACCTAAAGCACCTAAAGCATAATCTATCTAGTCAATGACTAAGATATATTTAGCTAAATCGAACAGGTCTAACCCAGATGATGTATCTAGGGTTAGACAAGTTCTCTCAGAATACAAAGATATCGAAGTAGTTGAATTTAAGGGTGGTGCTTATTCGCATAAAGATTTATTGGCTTGTGAAACCTTATTGATTGTTCCTAACATATTAGAAGTTGATAAGAGTGAAGATTGTATTCCTTTAGGTAAAGGTCTTCACGAACAAATTGACGCTTTTATACATAAAGGTAAAGGTAAAAGTAATATACTCATGATTCATGAGGTAAGCGATGCTAGTATTAAGGTAACTCCATTTGAAGATTTAGACATTTCAGATGATAATGACTATATTAATTATTCGGTAGCAATAGTAGATTTTACTTATAGTGAAAATCTACAAACTATTATCGAAAATAGGTTTGGTGGGGTAAAATCTGTTAAGTCAACTGGTAGTTCAGTATCTCATTCTGATTACATGTACCTTTTAATAGGTAGATAAAAAAAAAAGAAAAATAATCACAAATAAATTTGCAAGTGTCAAAAATTATTTGTACCTTTGTAGAGTGATTAAAAACAATCGTTATTTGACATATTGGAAACAAAGGAAATTAAAGTGGTGAGTCATGAATAAATGTCACTGTTAAATTGGTGAGTTTCTATATCATGAAAATGATGTAGTACAAGGACTGGGTTAGTTAAAACTAAGGCTGTATTCGAGAAATTAACTGATACTCGTTTGATACCAAAGAAACCACTTAATAAAAGAAGATTCATTACAGCAATAAAACTGTTAAAATAAAGGTCCTAAGGTAGTGTCCACTCGTGAAAGCGAACTTCGACAGTATGATTATCACACAGGTTCACCTTAATTGGTGTTCTGAGTAGTGAGGTAGGTAAGCCTAGCAATAGGTACGAATATCATACGTTCCCAGTGGCGTGTATGTGGGCTGGTTCAACGAGGATAGACTCTCGGCCCTAAAAAATACGTTGTACGGAGGCCATACCATGGTGATATTGTCTATATCGAAACGGAACAAAAAAGTTGAATCTGAAAACATTACTTGTAAAACAACGTGAGCCTATTTTCATAGGGCGTAAAGATG